CGCTGGAGGAATTAGATAAAAGGCTTGAAGATTATAGCAATTATGATCTAAATGGTATCTGTTATAGACTCAGTGATTATTATAACACTTATTATGGATCTGTACATTTTATCCAAAGATTAAATGAATTAGGAATAAATGTTAAATACCCTGAGAAATTATACAACGAAAATACTACTCTAGGATACACAATAATAGTAAAGAAAGAATCTGATATGTTAAGAATTACTGCGGTAAGTAAACAATATCATAATGTTGGAAACTTCGAAGAATATCGTAGTTTATTTTACTATAATCTCAGTAAAACAGTAGATTCAGGTAAACTTATAGAAATTGTTACAGATAGAATAGTAAGTTGTGCAATTTATGAAAGGAACCGATTAGGGTTCAAGTATAATATAAAAATAAATGAGTGTATGGTACGACAGGTAAGAAGGAGAATAACTGACAATGATAAACTTGAAAAACTAATTAAGAAATCTATCAATGATGCACTGAAAAAAGAGGGAAATTAAATCCCTCTTTTTATTTTCTGTTCTTGAAGAAAAAGAAAAGGATAGCACATATACCACCCTTTTCTCCTAACCGTCTCAAAAATGCTAAAAGCCTTATATATGAGAGAATAGAAGTTAAACTATAGAATCCTAAAATATTGAAAGAAATTGGATATAATAGTTCTATTTTCTAATATTTTTAACTAAAACTCAATTAAATATTTATTATGAACATTGAGATTTTTAACATAACACTATTCATACTATTCGCTGTAGTATGGATAGCTGGGAGTATCTTAGTGATATCCCTAGTAGCTTCAGTCTTAGTAAAAATATTACTGAAGGCTTTGATAGCTATTTTCAATTTGGTTATTAATTAATCAAATACACCCTGGGCAAAATGTGCCTGGGGTTTTTCTTTCATATATTAGAATTTAAAGGACTATAGAGAGCAAAATTGTCCTTAAAGTTCGAAGACAAAGGAGCTTCCCGTTATCCATCCCCTCCGTTCGCTACCGCTGAGGGGATCTAAGGAAGAAACTTTGAATAAGATATATGGGAATGATAATAGGTTTTTCTCCGATTATTTAGATTTAAGTATATAGATTTTATTCAGATTTCCGCCTTCAAGAGGCGGATCTTATTTTAATATTAAAAAGTGTCCTTTTTTTTTCAGATTTAGATTTATTTACTATTTTATATTTTTATGATATCTAAAGTGACAAAACGCATGTATTATCCTTTTAAACTCTAATTAATGAAAAAGGGATCCTCCTGTGTCTTCAATTTAAAAAGACAATTTATTAAAACTGGATTCTGTATTGAATTAAAAATAACAATTAAAATATTTAATATTTATGATCAATAAATTACCTGATATCATAGTACCTAGAGGTATTAGATATATTTCAGAAATGGATAGTTTATTTAGATTTTATAAACTACCTGTAAAGTGTATAATAAATAAGCAACTTCCAGGTTGTGGTTTCACTGAATACTGTATTAATGGTCCTGAGAATGTAATACTTTGTTCTCCTAGAAAAATGTTACTTAAGAATAAAAAAGATCAACATGAATTTGAAGTTTATCTAGTTGTGAATGAATTAGAAAAAGAAATAGAGGTTGATAAAGATCTCTCTAAACTAGATAAATCTAGATCATTTATGGAAAAATTAAAAGAGTGTACTGGAGAGGATAAAAATGATATTTATAATCGATTAATGAGAGAAATTAAAGATTATATTAATTTCCGAAAGTCTTATGATAAACCTTATAAGATTCTAGTAACATACGATTCATATAGAATTGTAAAGGATATCCTAGAGAGTCTTGGAATATTTCAATCATTCTACACTGTAATAGATGAATTTCAGACAATCCTACATGATGCTAGATTTAAGTCAGATACCGAATTAGGATTTCTTTATTATCTTAAACAATCTCATAGTGCATTATTTGTATCAGCAACCCCTATGTTAGAGGAATATTTAAATATGTTAGATGAATTTAATGGTCTCCCATACATAGATATGAATTGGGGAAAAGAAGATCCTAGTCGAATAATTAGACCGAATCTAAAGGTGTTATCTATGATGAGTGTGGGGACTAAGTTACCAGAAATTATTCAATCCTACAAGGATGGTAATTTTGAGAGAGCTATTAGGATGATTAATGGATATCCTAGAGAGATAATATCAGATGAGGCAGTATTCTATGTAAACTCTGTTAATCATATAGTTAGTATTATAAAAAAGTGTGATCTCCAACCTGAAGAAGTAAATATTCTATGTAGTAAAACAGAGGGAAATCTTAAACGTATACAGAAAAAACTAGGAAAGAGGTTTGTAATAGGAGAAGTACCATTAAAAGGAGTAAAACCTAAAATGTTCACCTTCTGTACAAGGACTGTATATCTAGGAGCCGATTTTTATTCTACATGTGCTAGAAGTTTTATATTTAGCGATAGTAATATAGATACTTTAGCTGTAGATATTTCTGATGATCTCCCACAAATCCTAGGTCGTCAGAGATTATTTGAGAATCCCTGGAAAAATGATGCTGTATTTTATTATAGGTCAATATGCGATTATAGAAAGGTTAGTCAAGAGGAGTTTGATAAAGAACTTGAAAGAAAAAAGAAGGCTACGAGCGATCTATTAAGATCTTTCGAATCTGCACCAGATGATGCTAAATATAATTTAGCTAAAACTTATCAGAAAAATACTAAATCTTATAATTATAAAGATGACTATATAGCAGTAAATGAGCATATTGGATCAAATTTAGTCCCAGTTCTTAATAATCTCGTTCTGGTTAATGAGATTAGAGCTTTCAGAATACAACAAATAGATTATAAAGATAGATTTACAGTATTCTCTAGTGTACATTCTGTTTTAGATACAAATGATATTATTAATCAAGAGGTGTCTAATTTCTTATATCAGTATGAACAATTAGGAACATATTTTGAGAAAGCTAGATTATTATGTGAATCTGATTTATCCAAAGAGGTTATAGATTTAGTATTAGCTCAGATATCAGAGGAAGATGATGTTAAATCTCATTATATAGCAATTGGACCTCAGAAATTTAGAGCTTTAGGATATAAAGCAACTCTAGTCAGAAGAGAATTAGGTATAGTAACATTTAGTAAAGAGCTTTTAATAAATACAATATTTTCAAATTTTAGTATTGGAGATAGAATAAGTTCTGCAGAAGCTAAAGAAAGATTAAGATTTTTATACTCTTCTATTTCTTATACAGCTACTCCTAAAGCAACTGATTTAGATGCATATTTTATTACGAAAGAAGCAAAAGTTAATGAAATTTCAGAAGATGGTACGAAGAAAAGAGTAAAAGGATTTGATATTATAGGAGTAAAACCAGAATATCAAGGAACATATAATAACTTAAAAATAATAAATAATCAATTATGATAACATTTTTATTCTATTATTTTCTTATTGCAATATTTATCGGATTATTCTTTATTCATACTCTAGATAATATAAAAAATATACTCCCTGAAGATGAATATAGGAAGATGAGACAGACTATTGTTAATTTTATGCCTTTCTTACCGATTGCATTGTTAGTTGTCTTGTTTTGGAAGAGATTTTAGCTTTTTCCATATAATAATCTTTCAAAGCCTTATATATGTAGAAATAAACTTAAAAGAGAGATTATGGAAAAGTTAAAATTTTGGTTAGATGAATTAGATCTAATTGCAAAGGAATTTAATCGTGAATATGAACAATTATGTAAAGAACACCTCACAAGATTGCAAAAAATTAATATGGAGCTAGATGAGGGTAGTCCAGAACATATTTTTGCATGTGAATATTACTACAATCTACTAGATAATAGATTGGAAAGTTTGAGAAGCCTTGGACAATTTTATATGTTATCAGTTACAAAAATGGACGAGGTGCTTAAGAAATCAAGAGAAAACGAAAATCCCGTTAAGAAGACTATAAGAAAAACGATAGATAATTTCATGGAATCTATTGAGAACCTAATGAAACTTCAGAACGGACTTAAAGGTTATTTGATGTCTCATATTGATAGTGTAAAATCTATCAAACCGGAGATGCAAAAAATGATGAATGAGTTCGAGACTAAGAAGTTGGTTAAGATTCCAGAAGGTTGGGATTTTTTAGAAGTTGATGATGAATATAATGTCATCGTAGCAAGGGAGAAAAAGGGAGCTTAATGCTTCCTTCTCTTTTTTCTTCTCCCTTGAATTCCTTACTAATGTGGATTAAAACTATGTGAGAACTAAAACAAAGTAATAATGAATCAAAAATCAAGATCACCCTGAAAAAAGATAAAAGTTATTAGGGTTAAAACTATTATGAAAGAACTATGCGATGAGTGTGGTTCTTTCTTTTTGCTTCTCTTAAAAATGCAAAACCTTATAATTGATGGAAAGAGAATCAAAGCTTTCCATCCTAAAAGAAATTATGAAAAATGAACAAGAAAGAGATTTATACTTTTGTGCAGATATTCATGGAAGTTTTCGAGAAATTACATGGATTATAACTCAACGTTATAAACTTAAAGATGCTAATATTATTTTTCTTGGAGATGTAGGATTAGGTTTTTCTAAGCCAGGGTATTATAATCAGGAGTTTGAAAGAATTAATACTAAACTAGAGAAAAATAATATAACATATTATTTTATAAGAGGAAATCATGATAACCTAGAGTACTGGAATGAAAAATTAATAAATGATTTCCCCAAAATTAAGTTTCTTCAGGATCATGAAGTAGTAGAACTCTCGGGGAAAACAATATATCCGATCGGGGGAGCAACTTCAGTAGATTATAAATGGAGAATGAATTATAATGGATTGATGGAGAGAGTTGGTTCGTCTAAAAGAGTATGGTGGGAGACAGAAGATATAATTAAGAAGCCTATTAAAGATCTTCCAGGGAGGGTTGATATAATAGCTTCTCATACTGCTCCACTATGTTTTGAACCAATTATTACACGTCACGAAGAGGAAGCAGAAGATGTTTACCTCAGAGACTTAGAAAATCGAAAATACTTAGATCAGGTATTTAGAGGAGTAAGATGTAAGTATTGGTTCTTTGGACATTTTCATACTTCAATCACATCAAGTCTTGAGGATACTATATATAAATGTTTAGATATTAATGAATTATATATGTTTAGAAATCATGAGTAGTAGTAAGGGTACAATTTCAAATCCGTTATTAATGCCTATTGGAGAAGTTTTTTATGTTGATCATACTAAAGCAGTTTTGGATAGTAGTATAAAAATAAATTCAAAAGCTATCTTAGAAGAAATATTGCATTCTAAAGATACTGACCTTCAAGAGGATTTAAAGCTAGTCATTAGATATCTTCAAGGTTGTTTAGAGGAAACTATGGATAATCCTTGGTTTTTGAAAGAGATTAAAGACTTGAGGAAAAAGCTAGAGGAAACCGAGAAACGATGTGATGACTTAGAGGAAAAGTTAAAACATGTATTACATAATGAATAATATTAAAAGTAGAATTGAATATATAACAGATCTTGAATTTAAAATAGAAGATAAGTATTTAGTTCTGGGAGGATATTATAATTCACTAAAAAGAACAACACCTAGAATTATTGCTAAGAGAATTACTACATTTTTCTTATCGGATGGAGGTAAAAGTGTTGTATTCTATGATCAAGCTTATTCAGGATTGTTTGAAGATGAATTTATTAAACCTATACTCCAGAAAATATTATCTGAAGCTAAACAATTATTTTCAACTCTCTCAGTAGATTATAAGATAATTCAAGATTACCTAAAAAAGTGAATTTTGCTATTTAAGAGAGGTTAAAGCCTTACAATTGAGAAGAACATTAGAAAAATTTATAAAAATATAGATTAATCTAGTGTTCTTTTTAATTTTGAAGTATAATAAATAGCACTTCAGAAACCCTCAAAATCTAATAAATGAGGGGATATTATATAGAAACTCCCCTCAATGATTAAAGTTATAAAGAAAAATAAACAAATTAAAAAGCTAGAAAAATGGCAAAATCAAAAAATGACAACATTAACATTTCAATTTTTACAGCATTGAAAGTTAGTGAGATTTCAAGAGTACCAGTACTTATTATGTCTAATCCAGGTCTTGGTAAATCAACTTCAGTAGAAATGTTTGCAGAAGTTCGAGATTATCACCTAGTCCTTCTTAGAGGTAATAGTACAACTGCAGAAGAAGTTATGGGATATGATGTGGCTACGAGTGATCAAGAAAACCCCACAACTAGACATCTTAGACCTTCTTGGTATACTGAAATCTTAAAAGTTGCAGAAAAAGGAGGTAAATCACTGTTATTTTTGGATGAGATCACCACAGCAAATGAATATGTACAGGCCGCTCTGTTACATTTAGTATTTGAGCGTAAAGTGGGTTCAGAAAGACTTCCAGAGAATACATTGATTGTTTCTGCAGGTAATTATGCACAGAATCTTTCGAATTCTATGCAAATGCTACCTCCGTTAATGAATCGTTTTATGATTTACAACATTACTCCGGATCATACAGACCTGGATACGTTCCTTTGTAAATATGACGGAGCTATTGCATCATCAGAAGGTAAGGTTAAAGATTTCATGGGAAGTCTTAGAGATACGATGAAAAAACTTGATGCTCAGGAAGTAGAAATTCCGGCTGATCAATATAATAAGATTGGCGAGTATATCGAACGTGGTATTAAACAAACTGCTCGAGCATTGATGACTTCTGGTGGTAAACCTGTAGACTTAGCAATTACAGAACTTAATGGTATCTATGCTGATGCCGAAAATGAGACTAAGCTTTATGGATTTACAACTTTCCGAACTTTGAATTATCTTAGAGACGTTACAATTGCAAGTTTCAAGTGTTTTGGTAAGAGTGGTATTACTTCAGATAACTATCGTAATATGATCGATGGTCTTTGTGGTATTGGTATTTCTCGAGATCCAAAAACAAAGAATTTGATTAAGACGCCGATTTCTAAGGACTTCTATGATACTATGGTTAATATCGTTAATGATATTGAAAAGATGAAGAATGATAAACTTCCTAAGTATACTAAGTTCTTCAACGAAATCATAGATGGAAAGAAAAAGCTCGAAGTTCCTGAAATGCAAGCAATAATCAATAAGTTATCAGAACTTAAATCAGATAAGGACTTAGAACAAATCGAACGTCCGATTGATCCGGCTTGCATCGAGAAATTGTTTAAATTGAGTAAGGATTCTGGTTCTTCTATTACCAAGATTAAAGTATCTACTACTGATAAATTCTTGGATAAAGTACCAGTAGAGACATTCATCGGATATGTATCTTATTGGAATACAATTTCAGATCTTATGACTTCTATTCAAAGTCTGATTACAGATTCTTCTAAGGGTTATAAGGATGATACTTTGGCATTGTTGAAGAATACTCAAGAAGACCTTAGAACTTCTGGATTTAAACTCAGATCAATTCGTAAGATTATTCTTCAGGAAGATCCGAGCATGGGAAGTATGGTTCCTGATATTAGAAGTTTTAAATAATTATACTATTATATGAGTGTTAACCTTAGAGAAAAATATGTAATGATCATGTGGATCTCTAAGGTTAATTTATTAGAAAAATATCAAAATTTAAAATTATGAGAAATCAGACAGAGTTAGAATTTATTAAAAGATTCATTGACAATACTTATAGTAGATTCGGGAATATGTTAATGGTTAATACAGAAAAACCATTTAATCCTGATAATCCTGAACTTGGATATTGTTTTAAATATAAAGATGATATCTCAGGAAATGTTATCTATAAAATTGTCTGCTCAGAGATTAAGATTCCACGTACTGATTTTCGTATTCTTATGCATGAGTACGGACATATTTACTTAGGACATCTCGACGGTATTCATGAAGAGCTTGATACTCAGATTTGTAATACTTTCAGAGATTATCGAGGTGAATTGATTGATCGAATTAATAAAGAGTGTGGAATTGATTTTGCAGAGAAGTTGATTGAAAGAGTAATAGATGATCCAGTTCTTAATCATAGTCTTCATAATATTGCTATGGATATGGAAGTAAATTCTAAAATCCTAAGTACTGAAGATGTAGAAGAGATGGAATCAGATATTTCATCAGTTCTTCCTAATTATCAACTTGAGCTCTTGAAATATAATAGAGATCATACAGATAATGAAGAAGCAAAACAGGCTCTTGATGATATGATAAAGAAGATGGAAAATGAGGCTAAAATTAAACTCATTGTTCCAGAAAGATATTATATATCCGAAGGTAACCCTTTCCCGAGTGAACTTAGTTACCCTGAATACTTGATGCTAATTGTTCAACACTTGGATCAGTTTGTTAAGATGTTGGTTTCTATTAAAAAGGGTGGAAACGGTGATACATCTCAAGTTACAAATCAAGATATTCAAGATGCACTTCAAGGTAGTGGTTCAGGATCTGGACAAGGTAATCAGCAAGGTGGTGGAATGCAAGGTCTTTCTGATCTTATGCAGGAAATGGGTATGACTGATGGTTCTGGTAGTGGTTCAGGATCTGGACAAGGTAATCAGCAAGGTAAAGGTGATCCAAAAGATTGTCCATATAAAGGAAAGAGAGATTCTGGTTCAGGTGATTTGAACAGTAACGGTAAAGATGAGGGTGGGACTCATAAAGATCACAGAACAGACTCTAGAGACGATGCCGATAAAAAACGTGAGCTTGGACAAATTCGTTCAGGAGGTGGCGTTGGATGTGGTTCTAGTGGAGCTCCAGATGCAACGAGACTTGTGGATAAGACAGACGAAGTAGATATGGCTCTAGATGAAGTAATGTTAAATTATAAATCTAGAGTGGTTAAAGTTGATACAAAGAAAGATCTTATGTATCTTTATAATCGTGGTATTAATCGTTCTGTTATTGCTCCAACTATTAGAAGAAAGGTAACCATGTCTAATGAACCAACTATTGTATTTTTAATTGATGTTTCGGGATCTATGGATACACGATTGGTTGATAGAATTTTGAATACTATTGCCAATAAAATGAAAAAGATTGGACGTGGATTAAAGTATAATATTATTTCATGGTCTACACAGCTTGGAGATCATATTAAAGATATCGACCCGAGAAAGGGTGTTCCAAGAATCTCTATGGGAGGTGGAACAAGAATGGCTAGAGGTATGGAATATTTCAGACAGAATTATGGACCTGAAGCTATCTTGATCTTAATATCAGACTTTGAAGATTACTTGGAAGAATGGCATGAACAAGAACTAAAGATGCCTAACTATACCATGTACGGATTTAATTATGGACTTAGTAATTATAATCAAGAATTTAAATATTTCAAAGTAAAAAATTTTAAAAACAATGGCAACTATTAATAATGGAAACATAAATAGAGACAAAGTCCATTCATTGGTTGAAGTATTTTATCAACCATCATTTAAGACTTTCTATGTTAATTCAGTAGATGGAGAGACATTTGTAAAGCCTGTAGGTGTATTTGTAAGTTTAGGAATAACTACGTCTTTGAAGGTCTTAGAAGATATCAAGAACATTATTTCCGGAAGTGAAGGTTATAGTGCGACTTTGGCAGAGATTAAATCTAAGAAGGTAGCAGGTCAGTTCTTAAATACTGTTACATGTACTACCGGACCTAAACAATATAAAATTACAAATCTTTCAGAGGATATTATGGGAGAGGAGGAGTCTAAGGCAGAATTGGAGAGAATGAAGAACTTGATGAATCCGTCTCAAGATTTAGATATCCTTAAAGAGTATGCACCTAAGATTTCCAGGTTGCAAGACTTGATAGATAAATTAACTTCTACACATGGTTGGGATGCTCATTTGATTCAAAAAGAGGCTTCCGGAGACTATCGAATATTCCATCAATATATTAATTATAAAAAGGAAGGCGAATTGGAATATCGTGTAGGAATATTCGTAACAGAAGATGTTGGAAACGATTAAGAAGGCTGTTTTAATTTCATTACTGTTATTACTTGGGTTTGGATTGGGGGTATTATATTACTCCCACTCCTCTCAAGATAAATCTAAGGGGGAAACTATATTACCTCCTCCAGAAATTATACAACCTGAAAAAAATAAAATTGATTCCCTTGAAGTAGAGATAATATCAAGGGATAGTATTATCAGTTATCTCAGAGAAAAGATTCATAGGATAGAATCTATTCGAACTGATAAAGTAGATAGTATTAGGGAATTACCGACAACAGAAGCGGTAGAATTTCTTAGACTTAAACTTAGAGAATTTGACAGTAAGTATTAAAGAAAATAGAACTTAGAGAACTTACTTTCGTGTTGATAAAAAGCACGATTACTGTCAAGTTCTCTAAGTTTTTTATTTTTCAATTTTAAATTGTTGAATTATGATCATAAAAAGATATTCTCAAAAACAATTTACTTTTACTGGTAGAGATTTAGTTGAGAAATTATATTCTGAAGGTTGGAAAGTAGAACAGAAGGAATATGGATTAAAATCAGCAGCTATTTCTGGAATAAAGAAAGTTGGTAAATTAATTGCTAAAAAATTAGATGATTCATCTAAATTAGATAGTGAAAAATTAAAGAAAATAAATGAATCTCTTAAGTCTGTTGCTAAGGATAGAAATCCTGAGGTATTAAAAAATATTGGAAAAGATGCTAAGAAATCTAATATTAAAATACTAAATGGAAAGAAAAAATTATCAAGTAGTGAAAAATTTTTTAGAAAACGATTTGATAAAACAAAATCTTGGGAGAAGAAGTCAAGTGATGTTTCTACTAAAGAGAAAATAGATTTGACAAGATCTAATGATAAATTTGATAGAAAGTTGGGAAAAGCTTTTATGAGTAGTGATCATGTAATAAATTTTCCTCCTTCCAGTGGACAAGCATCATTAGCTCATGAAATTGGACATTCAAAAAATTCAACTGGTAAAGGATTAGATAAGATAATATCAGATAAAAATAATGATATTAGAGGGTCTTATAGTAATAAAAATAAAAGAGTTGGGATTAGAAATGGATTAAAGACTTTATATCAAGGGAGTATAGTAGTTCAAGAAGAGAAAAATGCTTCTAAAAAGGCATTAAAATTATTAAAAGCTGCTAGTGCAAGTAAAGATGAATTAAAAAATGCAAAAGAAGAATTGGATTTAAGTCTAAAAACGTATAAGATTGGTAGAAATAAAGCCATTAAAGATTCAATCTCGAAACGATTAAAAGGATTTAAGAAAACAAAAACTATGTAATTATGAATATTATAAAAGTTATTGAAATATTACCACAAGATGTTTTCTTAAGATCAGCAACTTTATTTACAACAGCTTTTAGTGAAGAAATTATTGGATTATCTTCTTGTAATCGAATTAATTTAAAATGTAATATTTTTTATTTATTAAAAAAAGATAATTTTAATATTGAAACTAATTCCGAATTATATACGATTGTAGATAATATTAGAGATTTTAAAAATATCTGTTTAAAAAATTATTATATTATTAAAATTGATTCTGAATTTTTTTATGATGGATTGGATATTGTAGATGATATTAAACTTCAAAAAATAGAGAGAAAATTAGGGATAAGACAGATTGATAAAGTACAAGTAATATATGATTTAGATTATATATTAGATACTAATGAATATGTAAAGATAGTAGAACAAGATCTATATTATCCAATATCTGTATATGAAAATGAAGTTAGTCATCCTTATTATATCTATGAAATAAGAAAAGGAGATAATTATTTAGATTATTATGATGATGTTCTGTGGCGATATTTTTCAAAGAATCAACCAAAATATGAATTAATAGTTAATCGTATTGATCTAGAAATAGGAGAAAATCCTTTAGAGAAGATTAAATAAATTTATTCCTAATAATGATAATGGATAATATTATAGTAGGAGTATATCAAGAATCTTCAAACCATAGATCTATTTATCTTCTTATTCCTAAATGTGAATATAATATTATTAATTATGATAAGTTAATTTTTCCTGATAACTTACCTCCTGACAGTGAAAAAATATCTTGGTGGAAGTGTATAAATGATATTAATATAGAAGATTATTATATATTTAAGTATCCAAAATCTATTCCAATAGAGATTCCTTTCATGCTTTCAGTACCAGATAATTATTTTTGGAAATATCATTATAAAGAAGATATTGAAAATTTCTTGGATATTTTTATAGAAAGACTTAAATAATTTTCATACATACTTATTATTTCTTATGAAAAAAATAATCTATTGTCTCTTATTATCTCTATTTTTTATCACTAAAGGATATTCACAAGAGATAATAGAGCATCGCGGGGATACAATGATAGTTATATCTCCTGAAAATCTGAAAACAATTAATAGCATAATAGTAGATCTTGAGTCTTCCGAAAAAATTATAAAACTTCAAGGAGATATAATAAAAGAGGATTCGATTAAGGCAGCGAATCTAGACTCAATTATATCTTACCAGTCTATGATGATGAGGAAAAAAGATGATTATTATGTTAACTCTATACAAGCTTTAGAAAATAGCTTAAAGAAAGAAAAAAGAAAACGTAAATTATGGGCAGGTGCTTTAGGTTGTGTAGCAGTAATCCTAGGTGCTCTTGCCATAAGTAATTAAAAAGTCATGGTAGAAGTAGTTATTAATTATGATCAGTCTACACAAGAATATAAGATCTACGAACCTACGACAGATACTCTTTTGATATCTAGTAACCTGACTGAAGCGTTCGTTAATCTTTCTGTATTCTTAACATCAGCTGGATTAATTCAGGGCGACATATTGAATTATCCAGAAATATCTTATCACTTCGACAGTCATACAGTAAAGTCGATGATAGAGAGTAATATAAATCTCCTTAAACGTCTACAAACAGCTCCTTCAGGATTTATGATTAGTAGTCAGAAGTTTGGCGGCTCTACTACATCTCCTATCAAACCTAAGAAACAAGAAAGTGGGTTTGATAGTAATGGTTTTAATAAATCTTATCAAGCAGATAGACGTTTTAGTGGGAAAAAGTCTTCTAGTTTTTCAGGGAAGTCAGGATTTAAGACATCTAATAAAAAATTTGGAGGACAATAAATAAATTTTAAAGTTATTAATAAAACTAAGAAAAAATGGGATACCAATTACAAGTTAAAACATCATTTGTATCTCCGGTAACATTAAAAATATTTACAGAGAATGGATATTTACCTATTTTTATAATAAGAAATATTAGTAATTCAGAATTAATTGGTAAGTATAATGGAACGGCAGTACATTTTAGAAATTTAGCTCCAAGTACAGAATTATTTAGAGCAAAGAGAGACGGGCTTATTGATTTTACAGAATTTTCTAAGAGATATATTATTGAGATGTCGAATGTAAATTTTGTAGAGGTTATTGATAAACTTAATTACTTGGCTGAACTTAGTAATGCAAGAGGAGTTATATTAATGGGTTATGGTTCTGATGATAAAATATGTCACAGATCTATCTTATCTAACCTAATTAACAGTATGGGAATATTAAACAGTCATATAACAGAAATAATACTATGAGAAGTAATCCTAGAGAAATTGAAATCCAGGAAGACATAGTAGCTAAATTAGATAGACTTGACATACATCCTTACTCAATAATATGTTCTTTTGCGATAGGAGAAGGAATTATATCAATTACATTTTACCTGAAACAAGATTTATCCGAGTTTCTTGATCTTTTAAGTTATAGAAGTCAATGTGATAAAACGGGATATTTAGTGATGGAAGATAATAATACAATAATTCTTTCAGGGTTGGCTTTAATTAATTTATATACACTATTATGAAAGATGCCTGGTTTAAAGAAGTATTTACCGAGTTTTACAAATTATCTTATATACAAGAAGGCAAATCTAAGAGAATCGTTCTAAAAGGACTTAGTGATCATAAGGTTTTAGATTATGTTATCCTAAGAATTACACCTACAGAAGATGTTATTTATTATCTCTATAATGGTTCTTCGATTCATATTCCAGAAAAATGGATTGATCTATTTTCAAGTTTTAATACTCATTCAGGGTTTAGAGTCTTGGAGTGTTATGATAGTGATGTAGATGGATCTTTAAGTCATTTTGGATATCTTATGACAAGGTTAATTTGTCACTTAGATAAAAGTCTATCTAAAATTGAAGGAGAGGAGCTTTTGAATGTTCTTGGAGAGATAAGTGTAATTGGTACGAAAGAATTTAGAGAATGGTGCCTTGAAGAATTTGGATTAGAACTTGATCCCTTCGAATATCGTTCTTTGGATGAAAATTTAGATATTTAAAATTGATGAGATGAAACAGTTTGATATTTATACTGACGGATCTCACCTAGACAAACAAAATAATGGAAGACTTGGTATCGGAGGAGTTCTTATTGACCCTACCGGACCTGGAATGGGAACTATGCTTAATAAATTCTCAATTGAATTAACTCCTGAATATATGAATTTATCTTTTGGAGCTCAGAAGTGTAGCAATCCTAGTGCGGAGTTAGTAGCAGTTTTACATGCTTTATATGAATTTCGTGGTTCTTGGGGTCCGAATGATATTGTAGTAGTCCATGCAGATTATCTTGGTGTTCGAGAATGGATGACTGGTAATTGGAAAGTAAAAGAACCATACATTGCTCGAATTAAAGGTGATATTGATAAAGAAATAATTAAACAGGGTTTACAAAGAAGAATTGAGTATAAGTGGGTAAAGGGACATCAGAAAAATAATGGTGTTGATGCCGATATATACTGGAATAACTATGTAGATTCTCTAGCTAAAGGCAAAGGATAAAATGTTGAATAGTTGTAGAAACTCAAGAATTGTAGGTCCTTCTGGAATTTGGGAATATGAACAGTTGATCGGTGCTAAGGTAAAAGTTAGTTCATTACCTGTTAGTAATTTCTTTGGTTGTTTCTCAGGTGGAGGAAGTAATGATCTATTAACTATTAAAGATATTTATTTTAGAATATCTCTTGATGGAAAAACTATAACAGTGATCGAATTAACCGAGTATCCAGGGAAAATATTTACTTGGAAAGATTTGGAAATTATCGAGCTTAATGTTATTAGTAAGTTTAAAGCTGTATGTGGAACTTTCTTATCTAATCAATCAATTTGTGGATATGGAGTTGATACTGAAGCTTCTTGGATAAAAGATATGTCAAATGGAATAGCTTTTATCGATGAAAAGGGAAATATAATAACTAATCGTATAGTGAGAATCGTTGGAGCAAATGTAGAGGATATTAATACCGATACAAATGAAATTACAGATATAGATGTAAACTTCAATGGTGATATACTAGATAAAAGATAATAAAAATGGCACAATCACAGTTAACAAGATTTGAATGTATTTATGCCAATCGAGATGAAGCACTTAAGGCTCTCTCATGTGCATCTAGACAATATGCTGAATTAGTTGCTGTAAGATATTATAATGAAGTTGAAGATGTTTGTATTCTTTTAGTAATTTTTAAGAGTGCAGACTTAGGTGATTTTGACATTGTTTCAGATACTATGGAATTAAGTCAAGGTCCTAGAATATTTACAGCAAAAAAACAGTCAGAGGAACAATCAGATCAGGAGTGTATCTTGATTGCGTTGTTTGGTGAAAAACCTAAGAATGGAGATGTAGTAATCCTGACTTCTTATGACGGTACTACTTCCATTACTTATACAATGATCGGAGGACAGTGGATAAAAACTGGTGGAACTACTGCAGATGGACTTGGAATTATATTTGAAGATTCTAATACCATCGATTTTACAATGAGTCCTGGTCCTACTGAATCTAAGAAAACATTAACCGCTGATGTAAAATTGGATAATAATAATTTGATTTATGATGAGAAGGTTGATGGAATTCGTATTAATAAAATCTATGGAGGAACATTCTAAATGAAAAAAGTAAGAAGCCCGAAAGATATAAAAGTGATCTCCGGACGTTCTGCTAGAAATACAGCTCCTTTTGTTGGAAGACTTGGTAAACCTCTTAATCCAGGGGCTCTAAAATTTAAGCAGAGTAATATTCCAGGAGGAGATATATTTAATGATTATCTCTTAGATTTAATGAAATTAAAATAAGAAAAATATTATGGACTTGCTTGATAGAACTGATGTTAGTAATAAAAATCCTGGGGATTCATTAACTAGTGCTGATATCAATAGTATAAATAATACTGTTAATGCTGCAGTTAGTTATATAAATGAAAACTTAAAAGATTTTTGTAATGCTAATGCTGAAATAAATAATTATGAAAGAAAATTAACTCTTTCGGGAGCAATTAGATTAGTACCTGAAGCAAGACGACGTAGCGGATTGAAAATTAGATTTCTTGGTAGTGAAGGTGCATATTCAGAATATATTTATAAAGGACCAGATGCTGATGAATCTAATTGGGCTAATGAAGATAATTGGAAATCTCCTTACAACATTATTGACGGAGGAGAGTGGTAAGTTTAAATAATAACATAAATTATGAAAAATAGTTATATAAAAACTACATGGATTGATAATAAAACTCCTGTTAATGCGGCTAATTTAAATAAGATCGAGAGTGCTTTATCAGATCTTTATACTAACGCTCTTAGTTCTTCTGAAATTTTAGAAGGAGATGGTATTAGAATTACTAATACTAGTTGTCAGTCAGATTGTTACGGTAATACTACAAAAGGTATTCAATTTTCTGTATCAGATCGTGTAATGCAGTCTGATTCTTGTAAAGGTGTTGATATTGTAACAAATACCTTGGATATCCTTCAATTTGAAAAGGATAGATTATACCTATTCTTAGATCCAGAGAGAAAAACTTTGGTTAAGATGGTAATAAACGGAGTTACTATTTTTGAAGTGAAATAATAATGAGATGGAACGATAAAAACGGATACATCACATATAAACAAGCTCTTCAAAATATTAAATCATGTCTAGGGATAGCTAAGATAGATTATTCCATGAGATGTGAATTAGCTCCGTATATCACATATATCTTAAAATATATATCAGATAGATTAACTTTACTTCCAGAAGGATCAGATGTCAAAACTTATATTCAAGAGTTTTTTGATATTCGAGATCATGGTGAAGCTAAGATTGTATTTTATGCTGTAGATGAACTTAGATGTGAACTTGGAATTGATAATGGTGAAATATACGTTGAAGGTTCTGAGATTCCATACAATGAGGATAGATTTATTTATGCATGGAGTAATGTTTTGACTGCTATGTTAGTTAGAATTTTATTCCAGTATCAAAATCTTCTAGCTCAACCCGAATCTAATGACTGCCCTTGTAATAATGAATGTGGAAGAGGACAGACTACAGCGGATTACGAATCTTGGAGTTCTGGTGTTTATCCAGAAGATGAAAGTTATTCTTACTATAATTATAAAGAAGTAAACAATACGGAATGGAGAACTAATAATGATGTTCCGGAGTGTACAAAATGTCTAAGACAATGAGTGATATAATTGTAAAAAATCAACTTCCTGAACCAACCGTAATTATTCTTAAAAATTCGGTAGAACAGGGAAAGATGCCTACTCCAGAACAGCTTGAAGTAGGTGAATTAGGTTTAGGTCTTCATGCCGGAGAGGAAAGTATATGGGTCAAAAATTCTGATGGTGTAGTTGTAGATCTTAGAGTTCCTAGAGTTGATAATTTTTGGGGTGATTTTCTCCTTGAATATGAAACTCTTGAGGAATTTAATGCAGATCTAGAAGCCGGAAAAATTAGTGATACTTCGATAGCTTTCATCAAAGGATCTAGACAGGCTTGGACTAAAGGAACTTTCTTCGCATTATCGGAGGAAGAAATAAATAAACTGATCGATAGTAAAGTATTGTTATTCCCAAGTATGACTTCTGAGTTAACATCAGAAAGTACATCTGAAGAAATAGCAGAAATTTTTGGTGGAGCAGAGAATTTTGTTAAGCTTACTGAAAAGATTAAAGATCAGATTTCAATTGCGTCTTTAAGAGTAGATTCTGGGAAAGCGATAGTTCCTGTATCTATTCAATCTAGTATTATAGAGTGTGAAACTCAGTGTAAAAATGTATTAGTTCTAGAGTGGATTTATTCAGGGAAATATTATTCAGAAAAGATTATCCTGAATAGTTTTACATCTGAATTCTCAGTTGAAAGAGAATTTACAGAATCTACTTTTATTGAGGTAGTAGAAAAAATAGATGAGCTTTTTAATACAAACTTAGAACTTGTAGAACCTAAGATTAATGGAACTTGGGATTTCTATAATAATGCATTCGAACCTATAACAATTACTCCAAGTCCAAATAAATATAATCCTGTAATTGAAAATGGATATAAGGCTGTTTTCAAAGGAGTTTATACATGGACAAGTGAAGATGGAAAGAAAGATCCTACTGGAGTTGTTAAGGGTTCATTCTGGGATACTCTTACAGGTACTGATGTTAGTTCTGATATAGTAACTAGTCCTTATTATACAGAAGATGCTACTATTTCTATTAAACTTGAAGCTCCTAAGACTGGTTTTATGGTTAGAGGAGAAGATGTTGTTAGAAGTACTGGCGTTTATGATTATACAGAAGATACTAGATCAGTAACATTCGCACATAGATTATTCTATGGTGTATCTACTAAGGGAAAAGACTTAGTAGAGTATGATATTAAATCTCTGAAAACATCTGAATTAATTACTGAACATCCTAAAAAGACTCTAGAACATTTTTCTACAGAAATGGATGAATATGCTATTTTTGCTTATCCTAAAGTTCTTGGTGAGTTAGATAGTATTTATCAGGATGGAATTCGTGTAATTAAGGCATTTAACAAAGTAGAATTAGAAATCACTAATGGTGCTGGTGTAGTAATAGATTATATAGTTTATGTTACTAATAATCCAGGTGCTTTTACTGATGTTGAGTTAGAATTTAAATAAATAGTACAATGGCGTTAAATTTTGCAGATAGATTAGTGTCCAACAATCCTAGTGCATATGGAATTGTTAGAGCTATAGAAGTTAGTGGACACAAAACAGTATCTTCTCTTTCAGCATTGTATAAAATTCCCGACTGTATTCTTTCTGATACAGGGGATAATTCTGGTAATGATTCTCTTGGACAATTGTGGTATGTAATTGATGCCAAAGAAGTTTATCAGCTTGTTAATTGGGAAAAAAGAAATGAAGCTGGAGGATGGAAACCATACTTATCTGGAGTAATTACAGATGAAGCACTGGAAGAGATATTAAAGACTAAGCAAGATAAATTGATAGCCGGAGAAGGGATTAGTATCAGTGAGGATAATGTAATTTCTTGCACTATAGATACATCACTTTTCAGAATGGTGGATGAGCTACCTTCTTTGGAGGAAGCAGAGACAAATAAAATTTATCTTCTTAGAAAAGAAAATAATATCGGAGAACTTCAGAGTTATACTGAATATATAGTAACTATTAAGGTTGACGAAGAAGGGAAAGAAATAAAAGAATGGGAAAAGATCGGTGAATATGATTTATCTATTGAACTTGCTCCCTATCTTAAAATAGAAGATGCAGAAAAGACTTACGTAAAGAAGGAAAACATCGTAGATTCATTCGAAGGTGGTGATCCTAAAGAGCAAGTTTTATCTGCTGAAAAAGGAAAAGAACTTAAAGAACTCGTAGATTCATTAGAGGAAAGAAAAGTAGATAGTGTAACAGCTACTGAGGGAAAAGGAATCATAGTAGAAGGTACTCATAACGATCCTACTATTGGTGTTCTTCGTGATCCTGAGTCTGAAGGATTTTTTACAATCGAAGAAACAGGTCTTAAACTTAGTGGTGTTCAGGATGCTATTGATGAAGCAGTTGGTGAATTAACTGATAGAGTAGAACTTGAATCTGATGTAGTCTATAATATCAATGAAATATTTCCAGGTGAAGGTAAGGGAGAAAATGGAGATCAGTGGCACATCCAATATGCTGCTGCTAAATTAGATGCTTTCCTTCCAGCTGAAAAGAAAGTTCCAGGTATAAAAGTTAAGTTTATTAACTTAGACGGTAACTGGAGAACTTTCACTTTCAATGGTGGATATTTCTTGGATGGTAGAAACTGGAGTTATGATATCACTTCTAATGACTTCACTGAATTAGCTACAGAAAATCTTCCAACAGCTACTCCAGAATCAAATGGAGTAATGTCAAAAGAAGATAAAGCTAAACTTGATGGAATTAGTGAAACTATCAATAAAGATGTAGATGATAAGATTGCAGAAGTTAAAGAGACAATCGATAACTATACTGTAAATGGTTATAAAATTTCCACAAATCCATCTTTAGATAGAAATGATATCGGTCTTGGAAATGTTACTAATGACGCTCAGATAAAACGCTCTGAAATGGGTGTTCCTAAGGGTGTTGCTACTCTTGGAGAAGATGGTAAAGTTCCGGAATCACAACTTCCAGATTCAGTTCTTGGAAATGTTAAATATCAAGGAGTTTGGGATGCAGTTAATAATGTTCCTAAACTTGAACTTAACGATTTTGATTCCAATGGTCATTACTATATAGCTATTAATAAAGGCTCTCAATTTGGATATGATTTTGATCCAGGTGATTGGGTAATTAATAGTAATGGTAGATGGGTTAAAATTGATAATGTAGATTCAGTTAAGTCTGTAAATGGTCAGATCGGAATTGTTGAATTAGGTATAGAGGATATTCCTAATCTTAAGGAAACTCTAGATTCTAAAGCAACTAATGATGATTTCAATAGACACTTAACAGACTATAAGAATCCTCACAAGGTTACTAAAGATCAAGTAGGTCTGGGTAATGTAGATAATACAGCAGATAAGGATAAACCTATTTCTAATGCTACACAGGCATTAATTGATCAAACAAGAACCGTACTAGAAAATAAAATTTCTGAATTACAAACTAATACTGAGGCAGACTTAGAAGTATTTAGATCAGAATTTGAGAATAAATTAGCCGAACTTGCTGCTAAAGAAGAAGCTGATATTGTTGCTGTTAATAATAGTCTGAAGGAAGCAAAGACAGAACTTCAGAATAATATTGATAACTTAGCATCAAAGACAGAAAATGATTTAACAGTTGCTAAGAAAGAGTTGGATAATAAGATCTCTGAATTATCAACTAAAACAGAATCTGATCTTTCTACTCTTAGAGCTGACTTAGAATCTAGTATTTCTGTAACTAAAACAGAGCTTGAGAAGAGTATATCTGAATTGGCATCTAAAACAGAAAATGATCTTAATACTGCTAAATCAGAACTTGAAAAAGCTATATCAGACCTAACTGCTAAAGAAGAAGCTGATATTGTTGCTGTTAATAATGCTCTTTCTGAAGCTAAGAAAGAATTAGAAAACAGTATCTCTAGTTTAGCATCTAAGACAGAAAATGATCTTAGTTTAGCAACAAAAGATTTGAATAATAAGATCTCTGAATTAGCTACTAAAACAGAATCCGATCTTTCTACTCTTAGAGCTGACTTAGAATCTAGTATTTCCGTAACTAAGACTGATCTAGAATCTAAGATCACTGAATTAGCAACTAAGACTGATGCTAAATTCCAAGCAACTGATTCTAAGATTGAAGCAACTAAGACAGAGCTTCAAACTAATATTGATAACCTATCTCATCGTCATGATGATGATATGAAAGATATTAGAAGAGAAATCGAAGAGGCTACTGCTGGTTCTAATGAAGCACTTAATACACACATCCAAGATAAGAGTAATCCTCATCAAGTAACTAAAGAACAGGTAGGTCTTGGTAATGTTACAGATGATGCACAGGTTAAGCGTTCCGAAATGGGTATGCCAGAAGGAGTTGCTACACTTGATGCAACCGGAAAAGTGCCTTCATCTCAATTACCTAGTTTCGTAGATGATGTAATCGAAGTAGATTCATTTGACTTACTTCCTGAAACTGGTGAAACTGGTAAGATCTATGTAACTAAGGATACTAACTTGACTTATAGATGGTCAGGCTCTCAGTATGTAGAAATTTCTGAATCACTTGCACTTGGAGAAACGTCTAGTACAGCTTACCCAGGAGACAAAGGTAAAGCTACTACAGACAAGGTTAATGCTCATACTTCAGACTACAATAATCCTCATAAAGTAGATAAAGCTCAGGTAGGTCTTGGAAACGTTGATAATACTGCAGACCTTGATAAACCAGTATCTAATGCTACACAGGAATTAGTAGATAATACTAAGAAAGAGCTAGAAGAAAAGATTAATAACTCAGGAAACGACTTACAAGATAACATTGATAAGATTGACGAGAGAGTTACTAATATTGAAGATTCTATTGCTCAGCCTGGTGGTTTAGCTACTCTTGATGATGCCGGAAAAGTACCTCTAGAACAATTGCCAAGTTTAGTAGATGATGTAATTGAAGTAGACTCTTTCGAACATCTACCTGAAGCTGGAGAAGTTGGAAAAATCTATGTTACTAAGGATACTAATCTTCTTTATCGTTGGACAGGGGTTAAATATGTAGAAGTATCAGAATCTCTCCACTTAGGTGAAACGGCTGATACTGCTTATGCGGGAGATAAAGGCAAGGAGACAACTGATAAGGTTAATTCTCATATCTCAGACTTCAATAATCCGCATAAAGTTACAGCCGAACAAGTAGGCTTAGGTAATGTTGATAATACTTCTGATATCAATAAACCTGTTTCTACCGCACAACAAGAAGCTTTAGATGCAGTTAAGACCGAACTTGAGGAGAAAATTAATAACTCTGGTAGTGATCTTCAAGGTAATATTGATAAGATTGACGAGAGAGTTACTAATATCGAAAACTCAGTAGGTGCTCCTGATGGTATAGCTACACTTGATTCCGAAGGTAAATTAGAAGTTTCACAGATCCCTAACGAAGCTCTGAATGTTATCGAAGGTAAGTATATGACTGAAACTCAATTTACTGATTCTGAAGGTGTAGAGTTTATTCCAAGACATAATACTATTTATATTGATAGTATCGGTGGTTCGAATAAACTTTATCGCTGGGATGGATTCAAGTATGTAGAAGTATCAGATTCAGATAATGTTACAGAAGCTATTGACAATCACATCAAAGATTTCAATAATCCACATAAAGTAACAGCCGAACAAATTGGGCTTGGAAACGTAGATAATACAGCCGATATTGATAAGCCAATATCTACTGCTGTTCAAGAAGCTTTAGATACTGTAAACACTAAAGTAACTGAACACACTGAGAATAAAGAAAATCCTCATGGTGTTACAGCAGAACAAATTGGCTTAGGAAATGTAGATAATACGGCTGATTATGATAAACCTGTTTCTAAGGCTACTCAAGATGAAATCGATAGAATTGACGGTCGTATTGATACAATCGATAATTCAATTGGTGTTCCTAGTGGTATTGCAACTCTTGATGGCAATGGTAAATTAACAGATTCTCAAATACCAGACAAGACGATTAATGTTCTTGTAGGTAAACTTATGAGTGAAACAGAATTCAAGGACGAAGAAGGTAATACTTATGAACCTAGAACTGGAGTAATTTATATTGATACTGTTTCTGGTACTGAGAAAATATATAGATGGAATAAATATGAATATGTAGAGATTTCAAATACAGAATTACTTGAAGGTGCATTAAATTCTCACGTTCAGGATAAGAATAATCCTCATCAAGTAACCAAAGAGCAGATTGGGTTAAGTGAAGTAACAAATGATGCTCAAGTTAAGAGATCAGAAATGGGAACTCCGGAAGGTGTTGCTACTCTTAACGAAAATGGTAAAATTCCTGTGGAACAACTTCCAGGACAAGTTGATGAAGTATTTGGAATTGATCGTTTCGTATCAACAAAAACAGATATTCCTTCTTCTAGATTAGTAATTGGTTCCACTTACTATGTAGAAGATGAGAAGAAAATATATACAGCAATTTCTGAAACGGAATTAGATGAAGGTGCTACTCCTGATAAAGGTGTAATCTATTCTAATCGAGAAACTAATATAATCTATCGTTGGGATGGTGCTGAATTAGTAGAAATTGGTAACCCTATTCATCTTGGTGAAGTAGCTGGAACTGCATATCCTGGAGATAAAGGTAAGGCTACTACAGATAAAGTTAATGCTCATGTGGCCGACTTTGAAAATCCTCACCAAGTAACTAAAGAACAGATCGGTCTTGGAAATGTAGATAATACTTCTGATGCTGATAAGCCTATTTCTAGTGCAGTCCAAGAAGCTTTAGATGCTGTTAATAAAGAAGTTTCAGAACATAAAGCTGATAAGAATAATCCTCATGAGGTAACAAAAGCTCAGGTAGGTTTAGGAAATGTAGATAATACTGCAGACCTTGATAAACCAGTATCTAATGCTACACAGGAATTAGTAGATAATACTAAGAAAGAGCTTGATACTAAGATAGATAATCATACTTCAGACTTTAACAATCCTCATAAGGTAACAAAAGAACAAGTAGAACTAGGGAATGTTGATAATACAGCTGATATTAATAAGCCTGTATCTGTAGCACAACAAGCTTTAGTAGATTCTACAAAGGCAGAGTTGAAGAAAGATATTGGTGATATTGAAAAAGATGTTACTAATCACATAGCTGACAAGAATAATCCTCATGAAGTAAATAAACTTCAGGTAGGTCTTGGAAATGTTGATAATACATCAGATATCAATAAACCTGTATCTATTGCACAACAAGCTGCTTTAGATAAACTTAAGAGTGATCTTGAATCTATTATAGGTTCTACAGGAACAGATCTTAGTGCTCACTTGAAAGACTTTGATAATCCTCATAAGGTTACTAAAGATCAGGTTGGACTTGGTAAGGTGGATAACACTGCTGACCTTGAAAAACCTGTCTCTGTAGCAACTCAAGAGGCAATCAATGCTGTTCAGTCTAATCTTGATAAGACCAATATTTCATTAGAGAATCATATTGCAGATAAGAAGAATCCTCATGAAGTAACGAAGGAACAAGTAGGTCTAGGTAATGTAGATAATACATCTGACTTAGATAAACCTGTTTCTCATTATCAACAGGATGCTCTTGATGAACTTGAAAGAAGACTTCAAGGTTCTATTGATGGTTCTGGTTCTGATCTTAGTGCTCATATTTCAGATTTTAATAATCCGCATAAAGTAACTAAGGATCAGGTTGGACTTGGTAATGTAGATAATACAGCTGACAAGGATAAACCTATTTCTGATGCTACACAGAAAGCTTTGGATAGTATTAAGACAGAAACTAATACTATTATCGAAACTCATATAGCAGATAAGAATAATCCTCATGAAGTAACTAAGGAACAGATTGGATTAGGTGAAGTAACAAATGATGCTCAAGTAAAACGTTCAGAGATGGGCGTAGCTGGGGGAGTTGCTACACTTGACCAAGAAGGCAAAGTTCCTAGTTCTCAATTACCTAGCTTTGTAGACGATGTTATTGAAGTAGATTCTTACGATAACTTGCCTACTACAGGTGAAGCTGGAAAGATTTACGTAACCAAAGACACTAACCTAACCTATAGATGGAGTGGGTCTAGATACATTGAAATTTCTGCTTCCTTAGCTCTTGGAGAAACTAGTTCAACAGCTTATGCAGGTGATAAAGGTAAGGCAACAACCGATTCTCTTAATGCACATTTGGCAGACTTTAACAATCCTCATAAGGTAGATAAAGCTCAGGTAGGTCTAGGTAATGTAGATAATACTTCAGATAAGGATAAACCTGTATCTGATGCAACCCAACAATTAATTAATGAAGTTAAGGAATCTATTAATAGCGGAAATACTACTATTACAGATAACTTAACTAAACATATAGAAGATTACAATAATCCTCATAAAGTAACGAAAGATCAAGTAGGTCTAGGTAACGTTGATAATACTTCAGATAAAGATAAACCTTTGTCTGATGCAGCTAAAGAAGCTATCAACGAGGTTAAGACTCTAATTACTTCTTCTGGAACTGACTTAAGCAATCATATTAAAGATTATACAAATCCTCATAGAGTAACTGCAGAACAAGTAGGTCTCGGAAATGTAAATAATACTTCCGACCTTGACAAACCTATTTCTAATGCTACTCAGAAGGAACTTGATAAACTTGACGCTAAGATTGATAAGATTAATACAGATCAGGGAACAGATCTTAGTGCTCACTTGAGAGATTTCAGTAATCCTCATAAAGTAACTAAAGAACAAATTGGACTCGGAAATGTAGATAATACTGCAGATCTCGATAAACCAATATCTACTGCTACACAAAAAGCAATTGATGATGCCAAAGCAGCTAATAATACTGCTTTAGATAATCATGCTAATCGTACAGATAATCCTCATAAGGTAACTAAGGATCAAGTAGGTTTAGGTAACGTTGATAATACAGCCGATATTAATAAACCTGTATCTGTAGCACAGCAGAATGCTCTTGATACTTTATCTAATAGTTTAAATACAGCTATTAATAATCACGTAGGTAATACTAATAATCCTCATCAAGTAACTAAAGAACAAGTAGGTCTCGGAAAAGTAGATAATACATCTGACTTAGAAAAGCCTATTTCAGTAGCAACTCAAAACGCTATTTCTGAAGTTGTTTCTAATCTGGATAAACATATTGCAGATAAGAACAATCCTCATGAAGTAACAAAAGAGCAAATTGGACTTGGTAGAGTTGATAATACATCAGACCTCGAGAAACCTATTTCAACAGCTACTCAGGTTGCTCTTGATAAGAAGGCTGAACTTGGACCTGATGGAAAAATACCTGAAAGTCAATTACCTGAAAGAACAATGCATAGTTTGTTCTATAAGGGTACTTGGGATGCTGAAAGGAATTTACCAACACTAGCTAATGGAGATAAGGCACAAGATGGTGATTACTATTTAGTTAATAATGATGGTGAGTCCTTTGGATATAAATTCATGGTAAATGATATTATATTCAATGCCAGTGGAATTTGGTATAGAATGATGGGCTCTAATAAGAGAGATAATCCTACTGAATTTAAGATTACTAAATTCACAGCAGATAGAACTTTATTAGAGAGAGGTGAATCAACAGAAATTACTCTTGAATGGGAATATCAATTGACCCCAAGTGGACAAATTAATTTCCAATTCATAGATACTCATGATATTCCTGTTGAGGAACGTACTTATAAGATTACTGCCACTGGAGGACAAACATTCACATTGAGAGGTTCGTATCTAAGTGAAGTTGCAACAGCTACTTTAACGATTGATACAGCTGATAAGGTTTATGTAGGTGCATCAAGTAATTCTGCTCCTACTGACTCTGACTTTATAGCAATGAATTCTTTCTTCTCCTTCGGTGATAATGAATTCCCATTCACTCCTATTGATTGTTCAGGAGGTAAGTATATTTACGTAGCAATTCCAACAGAAGAGTATAGTAAGTATAGAATCTATTGTAATAATTATCCTGTTGATGATGTAACAGTATACTCTAGACGTATAACTAACATCTTTACTGGATATACTGATTATACAATTACTAAACTTGCTAATCTCTATCATGGAATACTAAATATTGAAGTTAAATTAATTGATAAAAGATAATGCCAGAAAATAATTTAAAAGGAACGGTACTCTATTCGGGTATCGTTCCCACCAATACTTCTGACGTATATCCAACACATTCAGCCATTTATGGTATGGGAGGCTACCGCTCAGTGAAAACAATAGCTGAGCGGGATGCTATTCCTGTAGAGCGTTTAGAATTAGGTGCTAAGGTATTAGTTACTGACCTAGAGACTGAATATTATGTACGAAGTATTGCAGAGGATGGTACTGTAACTTGGGAATTAGATACTAGACTAATAGCAGATAGATTACTTCCTACTCCTATGATGGAAGGTACTTGGAGTTTTTCTAATAGTCTTGGAGAAGAAGTAACTGCAGATAGCCTTGGTATAACAAATGTAAATTCTAAAGTTATAACTATAGAGAAAGGATATAAAGCAAGTTTAGCTGGTAGATTTAAATGGACAGTAACAGATTACCAAACATATAAAGATCCAGAAACTTGTAGTGGAGATCTTGGGACTACTTTACCTAGTAATGGAGTATTTTCGGAAATTAGTAATATAACTGGTATAACAGAAAATAGAATAATTAAGGAAACTATTTCAGCCAAGAAAAAAGGCTTAATGATTAGCGGAAATTCTGTTATAAAAGCAGAAGGACTTGATAGTTTTTCCGATCAATATGAGATAAAGTTTAGACCAAGAATATATTTTGGAACAGTAACTAGTAAAACTCCATCTGCTAGTGATATATTAGCATTATCAGGAACAAAATTATTGGATGAAAGTAACTCTGAAAGAATAACTAATATTACCGCTTCAGGTACTCAGTATTATTGCTATTCTTACCCGAAAGAACTTGGAACTCTTAGTATGATTGTTCAAAATGGAGGTGCTGCTATATTAGAAGATTTTACTAGATCTGAAATTAATATAGTAAGTGGTTCTGGAATTTCAACTTCTCATTATGTATATATTTCGAAATACAAAGGAGCATTTCAGAATGTTATATTAGATTTTAAAATTTAAAAATAGAATACAATGGCTAAATATCCGGCACAATTACAATCTGCGAATCTTAATGAATTCGGTATTGTCTATGCTGAAGAAATACAAGGCCATAAAACAGTTGCTACTCTGAATGCACTTTATGCTATCACAGATCCTATTCTTAGCAAATCCGTAGTGAATACAAATAATGATGCTATCGGGCAAGAATGGTTCGTTACATCAGAGGGTTGTTATTACAGATTAGACAACTGGGCCAATAGACATACAGCTTCTGGATGGACTAAACTTCAAGTAATAGATACAGAGTTTAATAGTCTTTCTGCACATGGAGCTGATAAGATAAAAAATTTCACGACATCTCCTAGCACAGTTACTCTCAACTATAATACGTGGAGATCTTCGACTGTTAATGAAGATGGAACCGCTGTGATAAACGCTGCTACTCAATCTGCAGCGGGTGTTCTAAGCGCAGCGGATAAAACTAAATTAGATGGATTAAATACAGATTCTATTAATGATATATCTGTAACATCTAATGCTAATAAAGCTACTATTACATTTGTATCTGATAATGGTAATGAAGAAGATATAAGTACTACTATAGATTTTCCTATATCTACTTCTACCGCAGCAGGTACAATGAGCGCCAAAGATAAAACAGAATTAGATAGAATCAATACTGCTAACTTTGCTCTTGGCGCTGTAACTCCTGCTGCGTCTACTGTAGGTATAGCTGCTTCTAAAACTAATGTTACTGATGGTACTACCGCTGCGAATAATATTACGCTGCCTGCTGCTACTCAATCTGCAGCGGGTGTTCTAAGCGCAGCGGATAAAACTAAAGTTGACCGAATCACAGGTACTAATCATGTTATTTCTCAACCTACTACAACAGCTACCTCAAGAGTAATTACTATAACGGGTATAAATCCTACAGATAATAAAGCAGTTTCTAGTTCTATTACTCTTCCAGAAGTATCAGAAACTCAGGCAGGCCTTGCAAGTGCATCTGATAAGAAGACTCTCAATGCTATTAAAACTCTTGGGAATTCTTCTCACTTGAGAGATGATAGTTGTTGGACTAGAACAGCTTCTAATGTAGCTATAAACTTCACTTGTACTGATGTTAGTGGTAATTCTACAAATACTGACGCAAAAAGTGAACATTCTGTTAATATTGGAGCTGCATCATCTACTCTTGCAGGGGTAATGACTTCAACCGATAAGACTGAACTTGACAGAATAACTACAGCGAATTTTGCTTTAGGTGCAGTTACGCCAGCAGCTTCAAGTGTAGCTATCGCAGCAACAAAAACAACTATTTCTACAGGAGTTAGTGCAGCAAACAATATAACTCTTCCCGCTGCAACTGCTAGTGTAGCTGGTGTTATGACTGCTGCAGATAAAGTAAAGCTTGATACTACTCTTCCTAACTTAATTAACTCTAATAAGACTACAATAGATAACTATACTGTTGGAGGAATAAAAATTTCTGCTAATCCTAAAGTGGCAAATGGAACAAATACTACAGTATCTACTGCTAATAGTACGATTACTTGGTCTCTAAACTCTACTATATCACTTACTAGAGTTAATGCTTCTAGTGGATTCTATCAGACTTCAGATAAACGTTTGAAATCAGATATTAAACCTTTGGAACATACACTTGAGGAGATTTGTTCTATTCCGACAGATTCATTTATTTTAGGTGGGAAAAAAGACCTTGGAACTATAGCACAAGAACTTGAACCAACTTTCCCTGAACTAGTAACAGACGCCGAACTTAAACAATCCGATGTACCTAACCCTGAAAACTTTGAAACCATTGAGAAAGATGGTGAAACTTATGTTCTAGTTAAAGAAGTTGATTATGCTAAAATGAGTGTTCTAGCAATCGAAGGTATTAAATTACTTAAGGCCGAAATAGATGAACTTAAAAAGCAGTTATTAGATAAATAAAATAAAGGGAGGTTGATCAAGAGTAAAAACTTGATTGCCTCCTTTTAAATTTAAAAGTAGGAATGAAATGGATCAAATAATTAATTTTAAAATAAATACAGAACTATTTACAAGTAGATCTGAAGCGATCCTAGCCTTAGAAAACATTATATTTACTCAAGGAGAGCCAGTTATTGCAATTTATGGAACTACTTCTCAAAATGCTAAAATTATTCTAGCCGTCGGAAAAAGAAATGGAGCTGGAAAAAATGCATTTGAAATAATTTCCACTAAAGAAGATATGTCTGAAACTTTGAATATTATTAATTCTTTGAATAATGAGTTCACAGAACATATCAAAGCAGAAGCAGGTGATAAGCTTGGACATGTAATAACAGGAGGAGATATTGTTTTCTCTGGAGGTATAGGAACTGTAGTTTCGGCTGGAAAGGTAAAAAATAAACTTACTTTTACTGGTGGAACTTTTGAAGGAACAGATAAAACTACATTTGATGGTTCTGAGGCTGTAACGATAAAAATTCCTAGCCCCTCATTTACTGTTCCTAAACCATTAGGACATGCAATAGCTGGAGAATCTAAGGAGTGGGCTAGAGCTGACCATGTGCATGAAGCTCCTAAATCAGTCTCTGGAAATGCTGGTAGTGCTGATAAATTAAGTTCTAAAAGAAATATAACTTTAACCGGAGCTGTTACTGGAGGTGTAGTAACTGATTTTTCAGGAGATATTACAATTAATACTTCCAAAAACCATACACATGATATTTCAGAGGTTACTGGTCTACGAGGTGAGTTGAACACCTTAGAAGCAACTAAAGCTCCCATTGAAAGTCCTATCTTCACAGGAACTCCAGAGGCTCCAACAGCTCCACAAGGAACTAATACTAATCAGTTAGCTACTACTGCATTTGTTATCAAGGAAATTGGAGAAAAAATAGAAGCTGCTGTAGCCTTGAAATTTAAAGGAACTCTCGGAACAACTGGAACTGTTAAGAGTCTTCCTGCTCAACATACAACAGGTGACGTCTATGTTGCCACTACTGGAGCTCCGAATGTATCAGGACTTAGACTTGAACCTGGTGATATAATAATTTGTATCAAAGATGGTTCAACTGCTAATGATTCTGATTGGACAGTTGTACAGACTAATATAGATGGAGCTGTAACAGGACCAGGAAGTGCAGTTTCTGGAAATCTAGTACTTTTTAATGGAACTACAGGAAAAGTTATATCAGATTCTGGTCTTTCATTAGCAGACCTAGCAAAAGTAACAACTACTATCTCTGCAGGTCCTGGTTTAACTGGAGGTGGATCTATTGGAGGAAATCAAGTAATATCACATGCTTCTCAACCAACTACAGGAACTAATGCAGGGGGTAATTCTGGAGCTTTTGTCACCAACATTAAGATCGATTCCTTTGGACATGTTGTAGAAGCCTTAAAAGGAGACTTAACTGGATCATATCTAGCACCCTCCGGAGAATATATTTCAGGAATTACACTCTCAGGGAATACACTATCAGGAAATTCTAAACCATTCCCTAATATTGAAATTGAAAATGGAGAAGTAGGTGGATCGGAAGAATTTGTTACTGGAATCTCTGTAAATACTATCTTAAATAATCATAGAATTCAAGTTAATAAAGGAACAATCCCTGGAATAACAGTAACTGGAGATGGTGGTGAAGAAAGTCCTAGAAAGTATGTTTCAGGAATAGAATCAGATGGACATCATGGAATATCTTTTACTACTTCTGAAGAATCTGGAATGGTTAAAGTTTCAAAAGATGGTTCAGCTGATTACTTAGGAAATAAAGTTCTCTCTGGAATTAGTTCTGGAAATACTTATGCAACTACTGTAACTCAAGATACTGATGCTCTAAGATTAACTACTACAATTTCAGAGATAGATGGTGGAGATGATCAAGGAAGCCAAGGAAAACGTCAAGTAATTAGAGTAAAAAGATATACTACAGGTGGAATTCTTCCTAGTGGGTTAGCTTCAGGGGAAATAGCTATAAACTTGGTTGATAATTATCTTTATGTTGGGAATGAAGAGGGTGGAGTTCAAAGAATCTATCCAAATGCTACACCACAGAAAGATGGTCTTTTATCAGCCGAAGATAAATCACGCCTCGAAAAAGCTATATCTGATATTGCTGATCATGCTTCAAGTCTGGGAACAATAAATACCGAGCTTGATGTTCTTGAGGAGGATTTGAAAGACACGAAGGAAAAATTAACTGAAAAAATTTCTCAAGAATCCGAGGCGAGAAAAACGGCTGATCAAGAATTTAAGGAAAACTTGAATACCGAAACCCAAGAAAGAACTACCGAAGATATTGCTATAAGAGAATATATAGACTCTACAAAATCAGAGTTAAATGAAAAGATAGATAAACTTATTGGTTCAGGAGGAGAGACTGAAGGAGGATTAGCTGCAGAAGTGGAAGCTAGAAAACAAGGAGATAAATATAACTTCGATCTCTTAAAGTTTGCAATTCAGAGAGTAAATTCATCTGCCGGTTTTGAAGATCCTGATCCAGATGATGATAGTATTTATAGTAATTTCCCGAGTCTTTCAGATACACATTACTTAGGTGGACAGAGCAATTTAGTAGGATGTCTTAGGATTCTTGACCAGAAAATTTATGAACTAGAACAAGCACTAACCATTAAAACACTCTAATATATGGCATTAACTAATTTTTATAAAGGACCTGAAGCTGAATATTCTAGAGAGAAACATATTAATGGTATTTATATGAGCACTGATTCTAGAAAGCTTTGGATATTCGGACAACCAACACAAGAATTATCAGATATTATAGAAAAAACTGATTATGATGCTCTTGAATCTAAAGATCCGAATTTAATATATATCGTAAAATTATCAGAAGAATGAAAAAATTAATTCTAACCCTGATCACTACTCTATTAATTATTTCTTGTGGTACTACCCGAAAATTTAATACTACTTTTTATGAAGGCTTTTCGATAGAACCGCAAAGAATAATAGATAGTATAACTACAGCAAACTTACTTCCGGCGTTTATGGAATATCGAGAATGGCCTAAGTCGATGTATTTTACTAGTGATTCAGTTATAACTACACAGTATACGACTATAACCACTAAAGAAGATACGACTTATGTATTCTCGATAACTGAATCCGCCGGAGATAGTATATACTTAATTAAATTTAGAAAGGAATAAAATTATGGATTTCGTATCAGTATTTTCAACATTAGCTGCTTTAGTGGCTGGTGTTCCTGTTGTTACGCAGGCAATCAAAAGAATTATAGGTAAAGAACTTCCAGGGTGGGCTAATCAATTAATTTCTTGGATAGTCGCTATTGGATTATGTATGTTTGGTTGGTTTTTCGATCTTGGATGTCTTGCTGAAGCTTCTTGGTGGCAATCTCTCATAGTAGGTGCTGGTGTTGGATTAGCTAGTAACGGGGTATTTGATATCTCATTTGTTCAGGGAATGCTTGAACTTATATTCGGAAAAATAAAAAAGTAATTATGAGATCTTACGGTTATATTAAAACAGAAAACCTAGAAAGTTACTCAGAATATAAACCACAACCTATCACACTTCCGGCCGAATATAAACTCAAAGATATCGGCAAAGTGTGGGATCAAGGTAGTGTCGGAAGCTGTGTTAGTCATTCAATAGCAGAAATGTATAATTTTTATCAGCTAAGCCATGGAAAAACTCTGGAGAAAAAGCCTGATTGGTTATACTATCTTAGAGCTAATAAAACAATAGATGGAATGATGCCTGCCGAAGGTTTTGAGTTAATGAAAGCGGCCGGAGAAATAAAAATCTTCTCAAGAATATCAACTATTGAAGGAATTAAACATGCAGTGATAACAAATGGACCTGCACTTATAGCTGTTATTGTAAGAAACGGAGAACGTGATGATTTCTGGAATGGTTCTGAAAACTTAGGAGGACATGCGATAAGTATTGTTGGTTTCTCTAGAGATGGATTTATGATAAAAAATTCTTGGGGTTATGGATATGCAGAGTCCGGTTTTTCTGAGATGAGCTATGAAGATGCTGGAAAAGTAATTCGAGAAGCTTGGACTATAATAGAATAAAAAAAAGAGACTAGTAAAGGGTTTAATTTTCCCAATACTAGTCTTTTATTTTCTTTATATTCTCTCTATAAATACTTCATAATCATCCTTACAATACCAACTTGGACATGTATGAGGATTTCCATGTCTATTTCCTTTTCCTCGGTCTATATAACTTTTCCATCTATATATTGTATCAGATTTCTTAAGAGCTTTCCACCAAACATCAAGTGTCGTTTTTATCCATGAACCTTTCTCGGCTATTATGTCTGATGGATTAACTAAAGGTTTATTATTATCATAGTCTCTCAAGTGATGCCAAATATAAGGTCCAGTATATACAAATCTCTTCGGCCTTGGAGAATATACGGCGATGAATTTTTGGTCGTCAAAATAATCATCATCTCCTGTGTAACAAAAATCTACTTGAATCTCTTTTATCCCGACCCTCCTTAGTATCGCCGTTTTTTCATCAGGCCGTAAATTATAATACTCATCTCTTATTATCTTTTTCCCAGTCAAATCTCTAAGATAAAAGAATCTACCATTACCTTCTTTCCCAGGGATCATATCTTTAGGAGACTTACCTAATAGAAAAGTTTCAATATAACCTTTGGGAAATGCATAAAATCCCTTCCTAACTGGAGCTGTATGAAATCCTCGAAAAGGTGAATCTCCAGGGAGTGATCCTTCTTTATGATCCTGTGGAGATAAAGTACCCCATCTAAAAAATTCATAACTATTCCTCTTTTTCATAAACTCTATTTTTAAAAGTTACAGCCGAAAATCTCTTCTTTACTACTTTTAAGACTTTTTTCTCCAAAGATCGATACTCATTAGAAGAATAATTACGCCCTAGTTCAATATATTCCCAAGGCTCGTCGTAAATAAATTCCCAATCAGATGTGCACTTAATTAATTCAGCTGTCCATGGATCTGAATGTCTCCACCTAAGATAAATACAATAACCTTGAGATGAAATCGGATCAAGAAAATAATAATAACATTGACTTGGACACCATATTAAATCCTCTATCCAATAACCTAATAATTGTTCGTTCATATATAATATACTGTTTTTCATTAACATATATAAGGAAATAAACGTTCCTTTAAATCAGAGTGGTAAATCACCTGAATGGGTATACGTATTTAATGCCAATCCTGATATTGTACAAACCGAATATAATAGTAATAATGATCGGTGGGAAGGTATTAGTTATATAGACTCATATAAATATGATAAAAATAATACTAGTAATAAATTAGAAGTTAGTTGGAATGGAATAAGTTCTTCTGGAGATTGGGAATATGATGAACGTGGAGGACATGTGAAAGTCTATACAAAAGTTTCGGGAAATGCAGGTCAAGTAATATTAGAACAATGGGAAAGTAATAAATCATTAGTAATATCTTGTCATACATAATAAATGAATTATTTATGATTTAAGCAATATCTATATATTGTGTTATCAACTGCAATTGTTCTAGATATTCCTATAGATAATTTAGATGTATATGGATTATTATTCATTGAAATTAATAAAACATTACTTGGTACTACTAATATTGATGTATTCGGATCTAATAATATAAAAATAAATAATTAAGATAGTGAAATAATTAGTAACTTTTACTAATCTTTAAATAATAACTACATCATTAAATATAATTTAGCTAAGAAATCTCAACCTCAATATTTACTCCATTAATAAATTTAATATGAGCTTTATCACTTCCAGCACCTGAAGGCACATAGAGAAATGTGATAGAATAAGATTTCCAACTAAAACTAGTATCAGTATCTTCATTATATGCATCTACTATTTCTGTATCAAATGCAACAGATCCACTCCAATCCTGATTACCCCAATCGTCTATATAGTAAGAAACGTAGTTATCATTATATATTTTTACAGAATTATATTCATCATTATTACTAAAACCATCCGCTTTTGTAATTAATACAAAAACTGGTTTCATATCTTGATTTAAAGGAACGTTTAAAAAGACTAGTAGAAACTAAATCTACTAGTCTTTAATATTTTTTTATAAATTTTCAGTTATAAATTCATGTAATTTTAGATTAAACTTCTTTATGTAACCTCTTCGATAATACTTATAAAATCCATTTAAAATAATATCAGTACATAAGCTATACATATCAGGTGTAATTTTGGAAAAATCTATAGATTTTTCTCTCAAAAAGTTATCTGGGTATTTAGGAGAAAATTTTAATCTCATATGATTCTTACTTACTTCAACAGTAAAGTAATTTGTAACAGTATCTGAATACTTAAATAATTCGTGGTAATGTAATTTTTTAATTATTTCTTTATCTTTGTAAGAAAGTTCATAAAATCTATTAACCCAATTTGTATTTTTGAAAAATTTATTGAAATAATCTTCAAATACTATAACAAACTCTATTAATATAAAATAATCATTGTTAATTTTTATTATTGAGTAGTAATTTTGATGTTTATCTAGAAAATTTATTAAAAAATAATTATTCCTTTCATTTTCCCTATACAATCTAATCCCAAGAACTGTTTTTATATTATTCCAATCTTTTTCCATTTCTCTAGGTTATATAATATATCTTCTTGTTGATTTCCAGTAATATATCCACGATCTTTAAGTAGTTTAAATATTAATGCTACTTCTTTTTGTAAAGAAACATCAAGTTGTTCATAATTTTTAGGAGTTATTTCTGGATATGCTAAAGTAAGGAATATTCTTGACTTACTATTTTCTAATGAGGATACATCTAACAATTGAAGAAATTTACCGGGAGAATAATTCACCCTTACTCTATCTATTCCTGAGAAGGTGATTATACTACAATTATTTCCACCAGAGTAATAATTTTCTAATGGAATTTCCCAAGTTTCTAAGTCACTTATAATTAGTTCTCCTTCTGGAAATATATTTTTTCCAACATTAGAAATATATCTTTTTGTCCAAATCCAGTATCCAAATTCATTCTTTTCTTTATCATGAAATGGAATACATCTAGAGTAATTACCATTCTGACTAGATAAATAGTTATTAAAAACACTTTCTGGATTTTCAGAAGTATATTTAACTTTTAATCTGGAAAAAAGGATTTCAATTAGCCCTTTTCTTTCTTTTATATTTCTATTTAGTATATCTTTAATTATCCTTGAATCTATCAATCCAATATCCAAGATAGTTTTTAATCCAAAAGATAAGTTAATATATTTAGATCTATTTCCTTGAATATAATTTAATATTCCAGCTTTAAAGTCTCCTGATTGATTTTCGAACACCCAAGAGCCATTAAACGGATTTATTTTTAAATTACCATCATTAAATATCAAAAAATCATTATTATCAAGAAAAGGAGTATTTTCAAGTTCTTCATATTGCCTATTTCTATATATTCTTTTAATTTTTCCAAAAACATTAAGAAATTTTTTTATATTATGAAATACTTTGAAATAATCCTTACATTCTAAAATAATAGAGTCTTCATAGCTATCATCAATTGTATATAAAATATCATTATCTTCTAGAATAGTTAAAATTTTATACAAACTGCTACAAGTACTTTCAGTAATTTTATATAAATGATTTTGAGAATTAAATTTTGATAAATCCATAATGAGTTTTTCTTATTTTTACTAATATTTTTTCTAGAATATCTAAATCTGGTTCTTCAGGGAGATTAGATTTCTCAAAATTCTCTTTCATAGTTTCCTCTAAGTTTTCTACATATTCCATTACTTCATTATAAGGAACTCCATGATTTTTTATTTTCAATAACCAATCTCGATCTATTCCTGTTCTGTTTAAAATCATTCCTTTTCCTTGAGCTATTTCTGTCGCCATAGTTAAAATTCTAACACAATGTTGAATATTTTTAGAATCATAATCATATCCTTTGTTAAGTTGAAATCTAGATTCGTTTCGATTCTTTACCCAATCCCAATAACGTTTATAATCAGTACAGTGTTGACTATAAGCTCCAGAGTTGAATTGAAAATAGCATAAAGGTTTTTCTCTATCATCAAATTTAATACTAGAAACTCTAAGTTGACTACTGAGAGGATCAGTTTGACTAAGAATACCTCTATAACCAATCACATCTTTTTTATCTCTAGAATAATTAGGATCAGCAGCCCAGTCATAAAATAATGCATATGATTCTACTGTTCCCGGAAGTCTAGATATACCACAATACTCTTGTTTAAGATTATTATCTCTTAAATATTTAGTTAATGTCCAAGTACCAATCCCTACTGGAACTTGACAAAAATCTAACGGTGTTTTTCTGATTTTTACTTGTTCCGGATCTATGTTTATTGCTTTTTTTAAACCTTTCGCTTTTTTTATTTGACTTATAGCATATCCAGCAAAAGGTTTAAAGCATTTTTTTGTAATTAAGGTCTCTTTGATATCCCATAACGGTTGAAGTACTGGATTGAAGTGTAGAATAAATTTTTCTGGAGTGAATAGTGAAATTAATGCTTCTGGATTTGATTCTCCAAGTTCTTGAAAATATTTTTCTAATTCATCCCAATAATCATCAGACTTATCTGACTTAATTATTCGTTGTTTTTCAATTCCAGTGCCTAAAAACCATTCAGAGGGTCCTATAAAAACTCCAAAAGTATCTATATCAGAAGTTTCTGTATTAAGTCCGTACAAATGAGATCCACGTATACTTTCAAATAATAAACTCCCTGACTCTCTAATTTCTGAGAATGTTAAATTTTTTATTTCCATTTTCGCTAATTTTTTATAACATATATAAGGAAATAAACGTTCCTTTAAATCAGGATGGTAAAAATACAGATTATGTTTACGCTATAGGAACTTCTCAAGAAGGAGGTAAATTTGGACGTGTAGCAGTATATATGATAAGTGATCGTGAAGTTGAAATCTACCTTGATTGGAACGGAGTAGGGATAGCTTTTGATACTGTTACAAATCTTAAAATGAATGTTAATAATTATATTATAGTGAATAATTATAAATGTGATATTATAGAAGTTAGTTATTCTTCAGGACAAAAAACTGCTAGTTTTATATTTGAAAGTACTTTTGATGTCTATAGTAAAGTCTTTAAATTCGGTAGTAATTCATTGGGAATTATTTGTGATGAAGGTACTATAACTTTTGGAATTAATGATAGTATTTTAGCAAATACTATAATAGATTCTTTAGATTTTGGATTATCGTTTTTACCTAATACTTATATTATTGATAGAAATGATTAAATTTCCTCAAGTTTCATATAATGATCTGAAGAATCTCCAACTGCATTATAAAAACTAAAAGTTTCTGTATTAGATTCATTTGGAGCTAATGTAACTTTACCTACTGATAAATCATCTATAAAAAATTCGTAAGTACTATTAGCAGTACCAGAATTAGTAATTTCAATTGATCCATAAAATGATGTTCCTTGCTGTACTTCTACTAACCAAGCACTTCCCAATGTTTCATCTGTATTTGCAGTAGTAATAGTACTAAAATTATATGTCATATCATCAAAACTAACATTATAAGTTCCTATTACTATACCATCCTGATTTAAAGGAACAGTTATATTTTTATAAAATTTAAAGAGATAGATGTTACTCTATCTCTTTTTATTAATTTCTATATGTTCCTTTAAATCAAGATGGTAAAACTCTAACAACCTATACAATAAAAATAAGAATAGTTCCAGTAGGAGCAGATAGTGATTATAATATTTATGCTGAAGGTAGTATATCTATAGATTCCTCGATTACTATTAATAGTCAAGTTATTGGATCCCTTTTGACAGATAGTTTTTCATTAACTATATTAACTGGAGATTCGACAAGTTTACCTCATCTGTTTGAATTTAGTAAATTTGGAAGACCATTAGAATATCAAACATTAAGTTATAATTATAGTGGAGGATTTGATATATCTATTTCTGAATAATTTTGTAGAATTCTTTTTAGTATGTTAATATATTAACATCAAATCTATCACCGTACTCTACTATCTGTACTGAGGTAGGATCAATATAAACTCTATCGGCATTAGTAATCGTTAACTCTATTAACGGCTTTGTTTCTACTAGTTCAAGAGGTAATTCTAAGGTTTGACTATCTCCGTAATTAGAGGTCAAATCTAAACTTCCAATATAAATTCCATTTCCATACACTGTCTCATTTACTGACATATTTGAAAAGTTATTAAAAGTAATATAACCTTGTGGAATAAATTTACCATCCTGACTTAAAGGAACGTTTATTTCCTTATATATGTTAATGAAAAACAGTATATTATATATGAACGAACAATTATTAGGTTATTGGATAG